ACACTGTTCGAGACCAAGAAAAACTCTGGAGGATTTTCCAAGCCGCCGCCTTCATTAAGGGCTGGCAGCTAGACACCGATTCCTATCGGGGCAGGACGCCTCGCGAGGAAGTTTACGAGAAACCCATTCACCTGGAGGCATGACGATATGAGCAGAGCAGAGGAGTTACGGGGAGCAGGTGCGACGGTACTCGGCGGCGCCAAGGCAGAGGGCGCCGGCGGCATCACCGCGACGCCTTTCGTTACGTGGCCGAAGTCTGCGCCACCGACCGCATGGATCGAGGGCACCGTCGAGGAGCTCTGGGAAGGCAAATACGGCACCAACGCGACTCTCGTCGTAACGAACTCGGGTGGGCTCGCCGACGAGCACCGCGTGGGAGATAAGGCCAATGTCGGACTCTCGTCCGCCACCCTGAAGGATCGGGTGACGGAGGAGCACATCGGCGAGTGCCTGCACTTCGAGTTTTTGAGCTGGGTGGAGCCGGCGAACGGCAACAGATACCGTCAATTCGAGATCCAAGTGGTGCCCGAGGCGCTGCGTCGCTCGGCATCCAGTGGCAACGGAGTGGCCGAGCTCTTGGAAGACGACGACGAGCTGCCGTTCTGATGGATCGGCGCGAGGCGCTCAGAGCCTCGGGGGCGCAGGTCGTCACCCCCGAGGCTGCTCGCGAGCTGGTCAGCTCACACTTTGACGTGAGCCCATACGAGCAGATCGAGACGATGCGGCAGATGGGTCACCGCAAGGCGATCGCCGAGGGGCGCTGCGTCCAGCTCGAACACCAGCGACACATCATGTTGGCGACGGTCGCGAACGAGCTCGCGGTGGCGCACTCGAAGGAGCGGCTCTCGGAGGCGAAGCTCGACCGGCTCGCTAGGGCCAGCTCACGCTACCAAGCTCACGTCGCCGGGCTAGGCGCGGCGGTTGAGGAGAGAGACCACGCCAGGAGTGAGTACGCAGCGCAGCGTGCGACGCTGGAGTGGGACCGTGCAGCCGTCGCTCACCTCAATGCCCTTAGTCGGCTGGACGGGGGATGAGCGACCAGAGCGAGCTCTTCCAGGTCACCGAGGCCAGGCGCCAGAGCTCGACAAGCCGGGACGCGCCGGTCCACCGAGCCGGCGACAGCTACACGCCGGCACCTTCGGGCCCAGCCGCCGACCCCTACAGCAGCTTCGACTCGCGCCCCGAGAAGTTCGTGGCGTTCATCCTAAGCGAAGACGGGGTGACCTTCATGGCGAAGGCTGAGCGTGCCGCCAGGGACGCCCTGCGACAAGGACACGGTAGGTTCTCGGTGCTAGGCTACATCCACGAGTACAGGGCAGTACACAAGCAGAGAGTCAATAACAGCTTCGCGCCCTGGGTGGCCGACGAGCTTGTTCTGCGCCGTCCCGAGCTGATCGATGTCATCGAGCGGCGGGCGCGAAATATGCCGGGGCCGCGCTCGTGAAGACGAGAGCGCAGCGCAAGCTCGAACGCACGAAGGAGCTCTTCGCTCGGCACTTCCACTCCCGTGGACGGGTCGAGTGGATCCGCAGCCTGCCGTGTGCGCTCACCGGGCTCGAAGGCCAGAGCCACAACGCGCACATGAAGTCCCGAGGGTCTGGCGGCACCTACGAGGACATCGTGCCTCTGAGCTTCGTAGCCCACCGTGATTACGACGAGCTCGGCGAGGAGCACTTCTCCGTGAAATACGGCACGACTAAAGACCGCGTCCGAGAGCGGGCGGCCGGCTACCAACAACTCTGGGAGGCAGAAAAAAATGATTGACATCGAAAAAGTTCTGGCGATATGCCTGGTGCTCCTGGCAGGCGGCGTGCTCGTGCTCTCCACCCACCTGGTGACGATGAGGTCGGTCACCGACGATCTTGAGAGCTGGCGTGATCTCGCCGCCAGCTCTCAGGCTGCGGCGGCTCAGTGCGTCACCGTGCTAGAAGGGGTGGACGCGGCGCTTCTGGGTATGCGAAACCCATGAAATTGACCCTGCCGCTACCCCCGAATCGCGCCAACTCTCGCTGGCACTGGCGTACCGAGGTCAAACTAAAAGAAGAATACTACCTCCGCTGTTGGGCGGCAGCACCGCCGCCCCGGGCTCCATACGAGCGGGCACAGATCCAAGCCACCTTCTACCTCCACAGCCTCATGGACCATGACAATCTGGCGGCACGTATGAAGTGGCCGCAGGATTTTTTGGTCAAAGCACTGTTCATCGTGGACGATGACCCTGCCCACCTCGAATGGGTGGGCTTCCCTGAGCAGTTCATCGACCGCAAGGACAAACGTCTTGTCATCGAACTCGCACCTTTGTGAGGAAAAGAAACATGGACGATCGATCAGCGGCAATACGCGAGGCCTTCTTCCTAGCGACTAACAACGGCTTCACCATGAAGGCCTTCACGGAGGCGGTGAAGCGAGAGGCCGGAGGCGTCAGGGGAACCAGCGAGAGCACGTTGCGCGAATACCTGCACGGACGGGTTGCTAACCCACGACGAGAGATCCTTATAGCTATGGCTCGGGTCCTGGGAATGGAAGAGGTGGGGGAATTGCTGAGACTCGGGCAGGTGCTACATCCCTCCTATGCAAACGCCTTTGACTCTAACGAAGCGGTGATGGTACGAGCCTGGCTATGCGACTGGCACATAGACCTGTCGCGGCGGCAAAAGAAACAGTTGGGCGAAGCCGGCAAGCGGATTGCCGAAGAGCGGGGCCAGGCGTGGGAACCGACAACGACCTTCTCCTGGTAAGCCCCATGAGCGGCACCCTTGCGGCTAGGTCATATGCCCTACTAGGTTCGGTCATGGAAAAAACCCCTTCAAAGGAGACACCATGAGCGACACGACCAGGCTGTTCCATCACCGCGAATCGGACGGCCACACGTACTGGCATAGCCCAGGTGGATGGGCGGGAGCGCCGACCAACATCAACGGCACTCCAGACCTGGAGAGCTGGTCCTACGTCGTGGACTTCGAGGAGCACCTCTCCCCCGAGGACTACGTGGCGCTGACCGCGTGGATTCGCAACTCGGAGGGGGCTTGAGCTGGACATCCAACTGAAGTGGGGGGACACCGTGGAGCTGGCTGACGGGCGCACTGTCCGCTCGGCCGCCCCCACCCCCGAGTTCTGGGAAGTCTGGCGCTCGCGCAAAGACGCCGTTAAGGCCGCCGGCTACGGCGTCTCGAAGTTTGAGGGCGCGTGGCAGGTGTCCGAGTGGACGCGCCCTGACGCCGCCGAGGTCGAGGCCCGCGTCGAGGCGTCACGCGCTACCGACGCAGCTATCGACATCCCAGTGCCTGACGGACTCGCGTACCTGCCCTTCCAGCGTGCGGGCATCGCCTACGCGCTGGGCCGTGACGCCACGCTCTTCGGCGACGAGATGGGTCTAGGTAAGACCATCCAGGCCATCGGCGTCATCAACGCCACGCGCCCCGAGACGGTGCTCGTGGTCTGCCCTGCCTCCCTCAAGCTGAACTGGAGGAACGAGCTTCGGCGGTGGCTGGTTGACGCTCGTGATATCGACATCGTGAATGGCGGCGGGGAGGTCTTCCCATCCTACCCGGACATCGTAGTCATCAACTACGACGTGCTCGCGAAGCACGCTGCCGAGCTGCACGGGCGTCAGTGGGGGCTCGTCATCATCGATGAGGCCCACTACTGCAAAAACCCGAAGGCCAAGCGCACCAAGGCCGCGCTCGCGATCCAGGCCGACCGGAAGCTGTTGCTCACGGGCACGCCGATACCGAACCGTCCCGTCGAGCTCCAGCCGCTAGCTGGCTATCTCGCACCGGAGAAGTTCGGCGACTTCTTCCGCTTCGCGAAGCGATACTGCGGCGCCGAGCGCAACAACTGGGGTTGGGACTTCAGTGGCGCGTCCAACCTACCCGACCTCCAGGAGCAGCTCCGCAGCTCTATCCTCGTGCGTCGCCTCAAGGCTGACGTGCTGGACGAGCTGCCGCCGAAGCAGCGTCAGGTGATCGTGCTCGACGGCGCCGACTACAGGGAGGAGCTCAGGCTGGAGAAGCTGGCCGAGGCAGCGCTGGAGGTCACGTCGCCCGAGGTGCGCTTCGAGGAGCTCTCCGAGGTGCGGCACCGTCTTGCGGTAGCCAAGGTCCCCGCGATTCTCGAACACCTGAAGGGCATCGATCACCCGGTCGTCGTGTTCGCCCACCACAAGGACGTGGTGAGGGCCCTAGCAGACGAGCTCGACGCGGTGACCCTCACAGGCGACCACACGACTGAAGAGCGGCAGGCGGCAGTAGAAGCCTTCCAGCGCGGCGACGCGCAATACTTCATCGGCAGCATCGGAGCAGCCGGCGTCGGCATAACGCTGACCCGGAGCTCCCACGTCGTGTTCGCTGAGCTCGACTGGGTTCCCGGGAACCTGAGCCAGTGCGAAGATCGCTGCCACCGCATCGGCCAGCACGACAGCGTGCTCGTTCAGCACCTGGTAGTCGATGACTCGATCGACGCACGGCAGGTCCACCTAGTCGTGGACAAGCAGCGGGTGCTAGACGCCAGCCTCGACGTTGTAGGGGCCCCAGAGGCACCAGCACCAGTGGTCACGCTCCAAGAGCTGGCAGAGGGCATCCCAGGCCCCCAGGAGGTCATCACGGTGCCTGGGCTGATAGAGGCGTTCGAGCGGGTGGGTGCGGA